GAAAATGTTAAAGGAGCATTCTCCTCAAACTCTGGCGCAGACTTTTGGGCGATTATCCAAGCGTTTGCCAACATTGGGGGTTATAGACTTGAATTTCAACTGCTTAATACAAAGTGGGTTTTGCCCCAAAATAGAGAGCGGATATACCTTATTGGACATCTTGCAGGACGAAGTGAGCCAGGAGTATTTCCTATCACAGAAGATGATTTTCAATTTGCAAAAAAAAGGAAACAAACCCAAATCTGCGGAACCCTTACAGGAGGGGGAAATTCAGGAGGACTGCATTCCAATATGACTACTATTCAAGTAGGTACGTATCGAACTCACAACGACGGCAGGGGATTTCGTGAAGTGAAAAAAAAATATTGCCCCACTATTCCGGCAAGAGCGAGGGAAGATGGTAGTGGTATGCCAGTAATACGCCAACTTCCACGAGGCAAAAATAAAGGAGCAGACCTGAAAATCTGCCCTACTATATCGAGTAATGCTTTTCAAGAGAATAACCTACTTGATGGAGTTAGAAGACTTACCGAAATAGAATGCGAGCGTTTGCAAGGATTTCCAGACAACTGGACACAATACGGCTATTACGAAGGAGTTATCAAACCCATAGCGAAGACTCAACGATACAAGCTCATAGGTAATGCTGTAACCGTGGATATAGTGGAATTAATAGCAAAACGATTAAAATTTTTAGAACAATGAAAACAATCCAAGAACTCGTCCCACTTATCCAAGAGTGGGCAAAAGAAAGGGGAATTTTTGATAAAAGCACCCCATTTGACCAACTACTTAAGACACACGAGGAAGTAGGAGAACTTATCAAAGCGTGTTATGACAATGACAAACCCGCTGTCCAAGATGCGATAGGTGATACTATGATTTGCCTTTTAAATTATTGCTATTTCACTAAAACAGACTTCTTGGAAGTTTATAAGCAAATTAAGTATGATGATAGAGATGATATAAACATATATTGCGCCTTAAACGTAAATGATATAATTTCATTTTTCCTAAGAGATGTATCCTATAGGAATTACAATCCACTAAAAGCAACAATATTCAGCATTGTAATTAATATATTGAGGAATCTACAAAACATAACTATCAATGAGAATACCACCCTTGAGGAGTGCCTTAACATCGCTTACAACGAAATCAAACACAGAAAAGGCAAAATTATTAACCGAAAATTTATCAAAGATGAAAAATAACAACTACCCCACTTGGCTTGTCCCTTTGGAGATAGCCAAAGAACTTAAAGATATTGGGTTTAATGAACCTACATTATTTCATCATTACGAAAATGATTTTGATGTTACGATAGAAACAAATAGTTACTATGATGAAGGAGAAGCTCAAGGGTATTTACATTTTTATTTATCTGCATTTAAAGAAGAAAACTTTAATAGAGATAAGAAATGTATTTCTCTCCCCACTTATGAACAAGTCTTTGAGTGGTTCAGAGAGAAAAAAATATACGGAAATGTTAATCAAGAATGGGAATATGGAAGATATAATTCTCCTATAGGATTGAATTATTTTTATGTCATAAATGATTGTAGAAAGAAAAAGATTAATAAAACTAAAGCAATTGTAAATGGAGGTTTTGATAATTATGAAGAAGCTCGGGAAGAACTTGTAAAAACACTCATACAAACCATTGTTAAAAAGTTAAGAATATGAAAGTATATATATCAGGTAAGATTAGCGGCACAGACCTAATAAAAACCCGTAAACGCTTTGCCGATGTAGCTAAAGAGCTACAAGAACAAGGACACACCACCGTAAACCCCTTTGAAAACGGACTATCTGAAAATGATAGTTGGGAAAATCATATAGTTAGGGGTATAGCAGACCTTCTGCATTGTAAAGCTATTTATATGTTACGTGATTGGGAAGAAAGTAAAGGTGCACGAATTGAACAGGCTATTGCCTTAGAATTAGAATTATTAATAATGTACGAATAAAAAGTAATGATTTCAGGGTTATAAGGATACAAAAATAAGTTCCTTATAACCCTTCATTTGCTTGGTTAAAATCATAATTTAACAAAATACACTATATTTGTTATTCATTTTATTCCTGTATTTATATACGCAAAAATAACTATAAATATTATTCATTTTCAAATAATTATATAAAAAATTGTAGGAATAATTCAAATATTTTGTACCTTTGCACTTGAATTCTCTTTAACACTAAATAAGAAATAGTGAATATGATTGTTATTCCAAACATAAGTTTTAAAACATTAAAGCGTATCAAGCGAAGTATACGAATAACGAGGATTTTTATTCTTATTAAGTTTTCTCATTTGTATAGTATGCGTAATCTCCATAAGTCATTAATAAAAGAACATCATAATAATTGGGAAGAAGCTGAGGAAATATCGGATATGATAAATATATACTTCGGAACAAACAGCTCTCCTAAAGATTTTATGTTCAGTAAAGACGAACAAGTAGATGAATGTATTAATATAACAGAGGAAATGAAATCTTGTGAGAATAGTTTAGAATATTACGGACTTCTTCCTCAAGATGTATATGCTTTCTGTGCAGATGTGGAATATAATAATTCTATCCCTTTATTCAAAAGATATGGGCAAATTGTTATGTATATGATGGAGCATATTGTTAATTATAATTTAGAATTAGTAAGTAAAGAAGAGTCTCTTAAAAATATAGAGAACCTTAAAAATTTTAAACTCGCTCCCAACAACCTATCATATATAACAAGAAAGATAATAACTCAAGTAGAGGATATATTTGAGGAAGTATCTTTAAAAAGAAATGAAAGACGTTTAAAAAAGGAACTAAAAGAAAAACTATAAAGTATTTATATTCTCTTATGAAACACCAAGAAAGCAATTTACAATCTGCCTGCGTGCGCTGGTTCAGATTACAATATCCTGACCTCGTTATATATGCCGTTCCTAATGGAGGTAGTCGCAATGTAAGAGAGGCGCAACGCTTAAAAACAGAGGGAGTTCTTGCAGGAGTAGCTGACTTGGTGGTACTCCTTCCACAAGGGAAGAGCTTGTATATCGAGATGAAGGTAAAAGGGAACAAACAAACCCTTAATCAAAAGGAATTCCAACAAAAAGCTGAAGCATTAGGACATAAATACTATGTATGCTATTCCTTTGAGGACTTTGAGAAAGTGATAAAACAGGAACTAACCAGAAAAAACAACACTAATAATTAAAAAATAATAACTATGCTAAAAAAAATAAAAACAGCCATAGAAGAATGTACCCTTGAGTCAATAAGCAATAACACTGCTTATATGAAGATGTTTTGCGGATTAGCAAGCAAGCATTCTATTGTATCAAATAAGAAAGTAGCTACTTTTCTGGGTATATCCCCTTCAAGTGTTGCCTATTATCGCAAAGAGCATAATAATATGCTAGTCATTACAGAATATCAACAACTCTGCCAAAAAGTAGAGAACAAAATATTATAGATTGTCCTCATTCTTATTTTTGATGTGTTATTTATTGGCACCACTCCTGATTTAGGGGTGGTGTTTTTTATAATTCAAAACTTTCATCCTCATAGTATTTTAGAATACGATAAGCGGAAGGAGTATTATTTACCTCCTCTACTCTGACATCCACAATAAAAGCAAACTTTAATGGGTTTTGTGCTGGGTTAGATAATATTTTCTCCCTATCATCATCATTTTCAAAAATAAGCCCTAAAGGTTTATAGTTAAGGCTTTCAATAATGCCCTTGTTTCCTTTTTTCTTATCTACAGCCTGATAAAGGGTGAGTATCTGTTTGTGCTCAACCCCTTTAAGTTCTTTTTGTCTGAGATTTTCCTTTTCTCGTTTTAGTCCATTTTGTATAGCATTTGCTTCCATTGAAGGAATACTTATGTTTATATCACAATTACTATTTCCTGCTACATAAACATTGAGCACAGAACCTTTATCTAAGGCAACAGGATTAATCATGTTAGAAAAATCATCACAATCACTGGTAGAAAGTTCAGGCTTATCTACTACATCACCACTTCCTATGAAGTAATTGAATACATTTTGCAAATGCACTGCGAAATCAGCTACTACATTGATATTTTCTACAAAAGGAATAATCCCTGACAATAAGGAAATGTCAAACAATTCTACGATAATAGAACCCTTTCTGACTTCCTTTACATAGAGTTTCGCATCTGAATTTTGCCCTTTTTCTTTATTGAATTTGTCAAATTGAGAAGTAACCGATAACATAGAACGAGTTAAAGACAACAACTCCACAGGTTGTTTGTTGTCAATCTTAAAAACTAATGTCGTTAATTCTTGTTCCATTTTGTTTTATTTAGAGAGTACAAAGATAATGAAAAAAAACTATTTTTATTCTTCTTTCTTATCTTGCTTATCGTCCTCTTTAGGAGTGTATTTTATCTTTTGTTTTTTAGCTTCCTTATGAACAAGCACCTCTATTGTATTAGTGATACTCCTCTGTTCAAGCTCTGCAAGTTTTTTTATTAGGTATATTGTTTCTTCTGAAAACCTAAAACTAATAGCATTTGACTTCATGTTTCTGACTATTTATTTTTTTGCAAAGGTACGTATTGTAATTTTAATTACAAAAAAATATTTGCATCAAAACTTTTTTTACAGATATATTTTAACAAATAATCGTTTTTTACAACTTTGTAAATAACTGAAAAACAATGATATAAAAAATATTTTCATCTCATTGTGTTAAATATTTTGTATTGTAAAATACAATACGTAATTTTGCACTGTCAAAATGAAACAAGAATATTAATCATTAAATAATATAAAGATGAAAGAGTCAATTGAAAAACAAGAAACGCAAATATTCTATGAATGGTGCTATAGTAAGTTTGAAGTGCGTACAAAATTAGAACTCAAAGGGCGCGGTATAAAGAAGTCAGAATATACAGAAGGTATCTACTTCGTAACACCAAAAGCACTCGAAAAACTTGAAGCAAAATACACTTGTGCCCGTTACGATGTTCATTCATTAAATAACTAACATCAAAGCCCTGAGCAAGGCGCAAAAAGGCTCAATTTTTAAATATTAATCATTAATACCTAAATCAATCAACCTATGACACCAACTATTCAACCAATGTTAAACCTAACAGATCTTATAGCTGAGAAATACTATATCAGTACTATCTATGATGTCGATTTCAAAAATTATCAAACTACAGTCTTTGATATGGACTCAATTACTTGTATATTCGAGCAAACCACTAATAGTTATCGAATGGCAAAAGGTAACCACCAGAGAGCATTAGAAACCTATGTTAACGAAGCAAACCAAATAGGGGCGCAAATAGTATATCAGTACTCTTATGGCTGTTATGCTGTACGTACTACTTTGCCTCTCAAAGGGCGTGGTATTACCAAATCAGAGCAAACAGAAGGGCTATATTATGCCACTGAAAAAGCCCTTGAAAAGCTAAAAAAACAATATAAATGCACCCCTAACATAGATTACTCAATATAATCAGTAACACTTAAAGCCCTGAGCAAGGCACAAAAAGGCTCAAAATTTTAATAATAATATATATACATCATACAATGCTAACATTAGAACAAATTCAAAATTATCAATCAGAAATACAAAAAATAGAACTTTCTGAAAGTAACTTTAAAAGAGTAAGAAAAATAGCTAAAGCTATCAATTATGGCTTTACATTCACTGAACTTATAAAATATATCTTAGAGCACGAAAAAGCTATTTTAAATAATGACTTTCGAAAAGCATTATTTATTGAAGCATTATTTGAAGATATAAATTATCATAGAGAATTAGAATATCTAAGAAAATGCGATTATGAAAATGTTGCAAATGTTTATTTAAACAATTAAAAACACTTACCAAAATGAAAGATATATTACCTACTTGTTACGATTACAAGAAGTTTCTAAATGAAGCTGTTTTAAAATTCAAAATATCAATAGAAGAGGCAAGAAAGAAATATGGTCTCTACACTTATGGTCAATGGCAAGAACTCTTAAAAAATAATTCAAAATGAAAAATACCGACAAAAAGAACATTTTTACCCTCGCTTGGCAGTTCTTCAAGCAAACAGGCTACTCTTTTTCAGAGTGTCTTAAAAAAGCGTGGCAAAATTTCAAACTAAAAAGTAAAATGAAAAAACAAATAGTAGAATTTTACTACAAGAAGTTAGACGGCTCAATACGTCAAGCATTTGGTACATTGGCAAACACACCACCTACCACGACCAACCGCAAACCTAATGAAAATCTTTTTACCTACTTTGACACAATCAAAAACGAATGGCGTTCATTCTATATGTTTAATCTAATAAATATTAATTAGTTATGAAAGAAATTTGGAAAGATGTTGACGGATATGAAGGTAGATATCAAATATCTAATTTTGGTAATGTGAAGTCTATTTTCTATAAAAAAAGCAAAGAACCTAATGAGAAAATACTTAAAGCACGATTAGGAAGGAAAAGTAAAAACAAAGAAATACAACGATATTTGTATATTGTTTTAAGCTTAAATAGCAAAGTAAAAACATTCTATATTCATAGATTAGTGGCAAAGTATTTTGTCCCTAATTTAGAAAATAAGCCATACGTTAATCATAAGGACGGCAACAAGTTGAACAACAAGAGTGATAATTTAGAATGGGTTACACCATTAGAAAACAATCTTCATTCTATTAATGTACTGAACAAAAAAGCTGGCAAAGGCTTTAAATATGATAAAAATCATAACTCAAAAAAAGTAATGCAATTCTACATTTCAGAAGAAGGTTACGAATATCATATAGCAACATATGCAAATGCTGTTATAGCAGGGCAAATAAACAATATACGTCCAAGATGTATATCGCAATGTTGCAAAGGAAAAAGTAAATTAGCAGGCTGTTTTAGATGGTCTTATGAAAATTAAAAAATTCAACCTTGTAGCATAAAAAAGACCCTCGCTTTTGAGGGTTTTAAAAATATTTTTCGTATTTTTGCACCTAAACAATAAGACAAACAATAATGACAATCACTATAACACAATTATACCAACTACTAAGTAAAAAGCTCAACCAAGAAACCGCTGAGGCACTTACTACCTATATATCTGAGTATGTAACTGAAAATGTAAAAGAAGAGGTTGATACAAAGGTAAAAACATTAGCCACAAAAGAAGATTTAGTACAAACTAAATTAGACCTTATCAAGTGGCTTGTAAGCCTCTTTGTTACCCTCGCTCTTATGATTATCGGTTTATACCTAAAATAACAAAAGAACAAAAAAAATACAAAAAAAGAACAAATAATAAACAAACAGATATAATAGTCTTTCACTATCTATATCGTACCTTTGCCCTATATATCAATGATATATAAGGTTCTTTGAAAGAATATTGCAACTTAATACAAGGTAATAAATGAAAATACTAACATTACAAATCTTAGGTGGTAACTTTGAAGCTATCTTAAAGGGGGTGCAGAAAATTGAAACACGCAAAATTCAACCTAATACAATAGATAGGTATTTTACCAACCCTAACACTGAAAAAATGAAGGTAATAAAGTATGATGCACTGCGTTTGATGAATGGGCGTACACATCCTATACCAGAACTGACTATACAAGTACTTAAAGAAGAAGTTGTGTTTGAAACAGATGAAAATGGTAATGATATTACTTATATTGACGATCAAACAGGTGAAGAGTGTGTATTGTGTTTTATGGCGTATCATTTAGGTGATATAATAGAAAGTAAAAACACTGACAAATTTTTTGACCCAAACAGACCACCTCTAACAGATAATTTCGTAAAAGAAGAGGATCTTATTTAAAAACCAATAATAAAAAACCTACAGAGGTTGCAAGTAGTTAAAAAAACGCTTGCAACCTTTTTTTATTAATATATTAATGTTTTAAAAACCAGCAAATTATGTTTAAAAGAATTGCAAATCGTATTAGAAACACTTACAACAATGTGAGAACAAGAGTAAGTAATCTCTTCAGAAAGAAGAAGCCGACAAACAAAGATGTAGCAACAGCTAAAGGAGGAAATGGATAACATTATGTCTAAATTCGCACAAACACAAGCAATAATACAGTCTATTCGTACCCAAACGGATACGGCTGTATTATTCTATTCAGCAGGGGGCAAAGACAGCATCGCATTGCTTGATATGCTCGCACCTCGCTTTAAAAAGGTAATATGCTATTTTATGTACCTTGTCAAAGACTTAGAGCATATACAGATATACATAGATTGGGCAATCAAAAAATACCCAAACGTAGAAGTTCGTCAAATTCCACATCTGATGTTAGATGTTATCAAGAAAAACGGCTTTTTCTGTGATGAAGAACCTGATACAAAAGTACGTAAAATAGGTGAGATTGAACAATCTGTAATGCAAGAATGCATCTCACAATATGCCTTTTCAGGAATGAAAGGCGTAGATGGTTTTATGAAACGCATGCGCCTTAAAATGTGGGCGCCTACTTTCACCTCTCCCAAAGGTATGGTATATCCATTAGCATTATGGACAAACAAAGAAGTATTACAGTACATAGCTAATCGTAATCTTATCAAACCAATGGTATATGTAGCTAAATCTGTAAGTCAAGGGGTAGGGTTAGATTATGAGACCTTATCTTTCCTTCAAAAGTACTACCCTAATGACCTAAAAAAGATACTCCAAGAGTTTCCTTATGCTGAAGTAGCCCTACATCAAGAACCTCAAAAAAACACAAACCAATGAAAGAGTTTAAGCAATCAGAAACACAAACCATAAACAGATCACAAATACACTTTGCTCCTTACAATCCAAAGAAGCACACAGACGAGCAGGTAAAAGCTATCCTAAAAGACCTTAAAAAGAATGGTTTCTATGGTGGCATTGTTTGGAATAAAGTAACAGGTAATCTTATTGATGGACACAAGCGGGTAATGGCACATGACCTATATCACAAGTATAACGGCACTTCTGAAACTGATTATCCTATCAAAGTGGAAGTTGCCGAGTTTGACCTTAAAACAGAAAAAGCTCGTAATATATGGCACACCAAAAGCCAAACACCCTTAGATGATGACCTGATGCGTGCTTTAGTCCCTGACCTTGATAACTACCAAGAAGCAGGATTAACTGATTTTGATGTTTCTATGTATAGTGTAAGTGTAGATGATTATTCGTCCTATTCCTTTGATGACACTTCCACAACTCAACAATGGTCAAAAAACACAGAAGAAGATGAAGCACTACAAGCCATTGACGAGGCTACCAAAGAGAGTGAGGAAAATCGCAATATTGACCGCTCTGTAAATTTCTATGAGGATACTCCTGAGAACCAAATCGCACGACACAACGAAATACAGAAAGTAAAAGACCGTATCAGTAACACCAATAATCCAGACAAGGACGGAGGTATGTTATCTTATGTGGTGGTCAAGTTTCAAAACCCTAAACACAAAGAGGCTTTTATGATACGTATGGGTTATGATCCTTACGAAAAAATGATTATTGGAGAGGAATTTTCTAATAGTATAGAGCGAATAGACTGAACCTAATGATTTATATAAATTAATATAATGGCAAAGGAAAAAACATATACAGATGAACAATTAAAGAAAGCCCTTATCAAAGCCAATGGACAACCTACCAAAGCGGCTGAGATACTTGGCGTTACATACGTGTCTGTATATAGTCGTATTCGCAAAAATCCTGAACTATTAGAGGTACAAAAGGCACATAGAGCGAGGGTATTTAATGAGGTATCCAATACAATGACCCTTATCGCTATGGCAGGAATTATCAAAGAGCCTATAACAGACGAAGATGGTACTGTAATACAAGGGAAATTCCGAGAAGTGCCTGTTGATTATCGCACTCGTATGACTGCCATGCAAACAATTCTATCCACTTTCCGTGTTGAAGATGGAGTAATTGACAAACTAGACATCACCACCGCTGGCAGTCCTCTATCTCAAGGGATCACCATTGAAGTAATAGACAAGCGAGAACAAGTACGAACCGATGATAATACAGACAACTAACATATATACCAAAGTAGATAATGCGATTAAACAAGGATATACCACTGTATCGGCGCAAGGTAGTAGCCGTAGTTCCAAAACCTATAATATCCTGATTTGGCTTATTGTCTATTGCTTATCGCACCCTAAGACACGCCTTTCTATTGTCCGTGCTACCTTGCCCGCTCTCAAGGGGTCTGTATTTGTTGATTTCAAGGAGATATTGTATAAACTAAATGTATTCGATGAAGATAGTATCAATAAGTCTGAAATGATATACACCTTTGCTAATGGTTCTTGGGTGGAGTTCTTTTCCACAGACAGTGAGCAGAAGCTACGAGGGCGCAAGCGTGATGTATTGTATGTAAATGAAGCCAACGAACTCAAGTTTATCGAGTTCCAACAGTTGAAAATGCGTACTACTCAATTCTCTATTGTGGATTATAACCCCTCCTTCTCTGACGACCATTGGCTTTGCGAGCTGAATAAAGACCCTCGTACCTATCACTTTATATCCACCTATAAGGATAACCCATTCTTAGAGCAAACAATTATTGACGAGATAGAGAGTTTGCAGCACAAAAACCGCTCCTTGTGGCAGGTATATGGGTTAGGACAGCAGGCAATGATTGAGGGGCTTATCTTTGAAAAAGTTACCATTGTGGAGGATATACCTATTTGGGCAAAGAAACGTTACTTAGGTCTCGACTTTGGTTTTACTCACGACCCTACCGCTATCGTGGAGGTAGCTTTTTTAGACGATAAGGTATATATTGATGAAATATGCTATCAAACGCAAATGCTCACCAGCGATATTATCCAAGGCTTACGACAGCACCGCTCCTATAAGATTATATCCGAGAGTGCCGACCCTCGACTTGTGAAGGAAATAAAGAATGCAGGCTATAACATCACCGCAGTAACCAAAGGGCAAGGCTCGGTTATGGAAGGGCTTACCAAGATGTTAGAGTATGAAATATGTATCACCCAAAGGAGTGAGAACATCATCAAAGAGTTCAAGAATTACACCTATGCACAGGATAAAAGTGGCGCTTTCCTCAATGTACCCATTGACACCTTTAACCACGCTATCGATGCCACAAGGTACGTATTCTTAGAAGAAATATTAGGACAAAATCGCAAACCTAAAGACCTAACTGGTATATTTTACTAATGAAAATCAATAATACCGACATACAAAACCTAAATGCTAAACTTGTAGAAGGTTCATTAGCGAGCTTGCTATCCTATCCAGCCTTGAAGTCTTTGAACAAAAATGACTGGGCAGAGGAAAGCGGTACGGAATATGACCTTTCAGCCCCGCAGTTATCAGCTAAGGAAATTACCCTACAGCTGTTATTACCTGAAAGTCTATATCCCAATTTGGTAACGTTCCTTTCAGTCCAAGCCTATGCTAATTATACCTTTGACTTTATCAACCTAACCTATCAATTAAGACTGATTAGCCTTAGCAAAACCCAAGTCAGTGGAGGTTATGTAACAGCTGATATTCGTCTTTCCGATGATTTGCCCTTACAAGGATATACCTATCAAGCACCAACGCTAACCGCTCATAATGTAAAGACCTATATTGACGCCAAAAACCTAACCCAGTATGGTATAACACTATTGGAGGGGACACAACAAGAACTTATCACAGCAGGTAACGCCAAAACACCTTATACAGCTCAAAATAGTACTATGAGTGGTCTTATAGCTACCGATGTGCCTATATACTTTCAGGAACGCACCGCAACACTCAAATGCTTTATGTATTTGCCAATATCTGATTTTATCAAAGGATATTTTGCCTTGCTGTATGACCTTGTAAGACCAGAAGAACGCATCCTAAGCTATCAAGGGAAATCCTATAAGTGTATCTATAAAGACGGCAAAATTACTGAACTCTATATTGACAACCCTCTTATATGGGTCAAGTTTGATTTACAACTAACAATTATCTAATAACTATGCAACTCTATTTTAACAGCACACATATAGATATTCTCCCTACTGATGAGAGCTACGGATACCGCTCCATTATGGGGGAGCATACGCTTACTTTATACTTTTCACTACCTACTTATACCGATATTCCTACTGGTGCGTGGTGTGAGTTTGCTAATGAGCGTTACACTCTCAATCAGCCCGCAAAAATCGTAAAACATAACACACGACACTTTGAATATACCTTAACGATGGACAGTGAGGGGGTAAACCTCAAGAATTACAAGTTTCGTAATCCAAACGATAAGACCCTTAAATTTCCTTTCACGGCCTCTCCTCACTATCATATTCAGATATTGGTAGATTGCCTTAATATGATAGATAGCGGTTGGCAAGTAGGAACAACGATTGAAGCTAATGAGAAACTTGTATCTTACAACCATAACAACTGCTTGGAAGCATTGGAAATGATAGCCAAAGCCTTTGAAACAGAATACGAGATTATAGGCAAAACTATTCATTTGCATAAGGTAGAGTATTTTAAGGACAATCCCCTACCCCTCCAATATGGAAAAGGCAAAGGCTTCAAAACAGGCGTAAGTAGAACCACAGAACAAAGCCGTATTACCCGCCTCTATGTACAAGGAGGAGAGCGTAATATTGACCGCTCTAAGTATGGAAACAAGGAACTCCTTTTACCAAAATCACAAGAGTACATATATGAAGGGGTAACCTTTGTTGCAGACGACAAAGGGCTATCAATAGCTATCAAGAATGCTCAAAACAACGGATTTGTAAATGAGCAAAGCCTTGATTTGTCTCATATATATCCTAAGCGTAAAGGTACAATTACAGAAGTCTTTGAAGTGGATCACGACAAAC